CACGTTGTCGAACATTCCTGTATGTTTGATTACATTTGCAGTATTAGCTAATTCAGCAGCTGCTGCTTTCTCCATACGTTGTTCTAATAAGTCTTGTTTGATATCATCATCAGACCATCCCATTATCTCTCTATGAGCTCTAGTCCATGACATAACACCAAATCCAGTACCAATATCAGAAACAGCGTCTTTAACAAGTGTAACTTTTTGTTGTAAGTGTTCAACTTTAAGCATTTCAGCTTGAGTTGATGGGTTATTAAGTGTTAATGTGAAATTATCCAAATCCTCATCAAAACCTAATAAATACAAATGGATAATTGCAATCTTATTTAACTCTTGTAACATAGATTGTTGAATTCTATTTATCGTTCTAGAAAATCTAATATCTTGTATTGCTAAATTTTTACCTTCACCAGCTGTCTCATCAAAACCTAAAAATGGTTTAGGTACACGCAACGCTGTGAATAAGTTTCTTTGCAAATATTCAATATCCGCAATCTGGTCCAAATTCTGAGCACCAGGCAACGTATCAATAGGGTTAGGTGCATTTTCACTCCTTACTGGAATGAAGAAATCTTGGTCATTTGATAACTGATTATATCTTAAATCTATTTGACCTGTTTGTGGGTCAGTAATAGGTGTTCTTTTAAATCTATCAGCGATTTCATTTACGTATGCTGGAACATCCCCATCATCAATGTTACCGACATAGATTTTGTATACACGTCTTTCTGGGGCTCTTGTTACACGATAAACAAGCATTGAATCTTCAGATAAGATTAACTGCTTCCAAATACGTCTAGCTTTCTCTAGGATAGATGTACCGTAAGGTAATCGTCTATCATCACCCAATAATCTAAAGTGTGCGATTTGCCATGATTTAAACTCGACATCGCTAGTTCTCCAATAGAATTTTATTTTATCACCAACAGACTTTTCTTCGTTAGACATTTCTCTACCACTAATCATTTCAAATAGTCCAGTTTCACGTCTTTCCATTTCGTAGTTAGGCATTTGTTTTGCACCAATAATACCATTAGCATCATCAATGTTTAAGAAAACAAAGTTATCACCATACTTACATGTATTTCTGGTCCACATTGGTAATGTTGTATGCAAATCTAAACGGTTAAAGAATAAATCTTCCAAAATACCTTTAATCCTTTTGCTGTCTGAATATATGTTCATTACTCTACCATTGCTGTTAACAGTGGTAGATTCTTCCATCATAATATCTAAGGCAGCAGATATAGTTGGATAAAACTCCATTGCTTCAAAATCTGAATATGAACTAATACGAGTTGTTTCGTAGTTTATAGATTGTTGATATAAACCATTTTCAACTTTCTTCCATATTTGACCTAAATATTTATTTTGTTGCGCTTGTAGTTTCGCAATCTCATATTCTTGTTTATTATCTGTTTTAAGTAATTCACCACCACCAAGATTAAAACGCTGAGTTGGTTGTTTTTGCGTTTGTCTTTGATAATCTGGACCTATTATTTGTCCTAATCTTTGAAATACTGTTAAATTTTTTTTAGCCATAATTTTTTTATTAAAATATACTGAAAACTATTATAAAACTAAATAGTCCAGCAATAATTATTTATTTCATTCCACTAAATAACCACATAAAATCACCTCTAGGGTCTTGGGTGTTTCTAAATGATTGATGATATGGATTTGGTCTGTTTACAACCCTTTTTTGACCATTTTCATTAACTGTTGTTGTGGTCAATGGTTTTGAATTCAGATTAGCACTCGATACCCAACTGCTTAACATAGCTTTTGTTTGATTTTCAAGTCTTTCTAAATTCTTAAATGAATGTTCAATTACCCATAAACACATAGCCATGGCCATAAGTAAGTCATCGTGATAACCTTCCATGTGGTCAGGTCTACCATTCTTGTATATGAATGTTTGCATTTCTGATATCATTCTAGAAGAACGAACTTTAACACCGTTTGTTCTTATTTTAAATTCTAAATTTGATATCATTGGTAAACGAACACTTGTTGCGTGAAAACCTGGTATCTTATCTGCTTTGTTAAACGAAGATAATTCTCTTTGTCTTGCTGATAAAATCTTACCATTTGCATTATCATAATGCAACCTCTTGTAATCAAATTCAAGCAATTTTAAGACCGTTGAAACACCCATACCACCAGTTACATCGACTACGGTATAAGCTTCGTATAATTCACCGTATTCCTCTACAATTTGAGCTAATAAATCTGGTTGTATTTTACCTTGATATTCCATTACTTGTTCCATCGTAGTAAAATCTAATACAACTATTGTTGAACTATCTTCTCCATCCCCACGAGATACATCGACACCCATTATGTATTGGTGACCTTCTATTGGTTGTTCCCAAACCCATACTTCGTGTTCAGCACCAAATGTTAATATTGGTTCGATTACATTATTTTTCTCTTGAAACTCTATGTATTCCTCACTAATCACATTACCCCCAGAACCAATGAACGATACATCAAGCTCTTGTGCAATCATTTTAGCATCGTTGTTCATACCCATACACATTTGCTCATACCATGAAGATGTTGGCTTCCAACCATCATCAATTCGTTTATTGTATGACTCAAAAGTAAATTCGTATTCTTTCTCAACTAATTCGTCTTTAACCCATCTAAGGTCTTTATTGTAACGTAAATCTTCATACCATTTCATTTCAATGATGTTGAAGTTATTCTTTTTGGTTTTGGCTTGGTCATATGTTTTGTAATACAACGCATCCATACCATTTGGTGTTGAAATAAGCGTTGCTCTACCCCCAGTACCCAAAGCTGTTAAAGCGGCACCAAATACTTCAGCTCCATTATCAATATAAGCAGCCTCATCCATTATAAGGAACGTAGGTGTAAAACCACGCAAGGCATCTTTCGATGTTGCTACGGCTTTAACACGGCTACCATTTGGTAATCTAATCTCTTTCTTTGAATCAGTAAGGAAAATTGTTTTGCTTTCTTTCTTATCATTTCCATAATATTCATCACCCCATACCCATCTTGGTAATTGTGATAAAAAGTCTTTAATTTTACTTAAGAACTCAAAAGCTAGCTCTTGCTTGTTGGCAATAATTAGAATGTTTTCTGGATTTTCTGAATCAGCCCAACCAACTTTTATTGACATATAAGCAGCTGTTGTTGTTGATACCCCAGCCTGTCTTGGTTTTGTTACAATGTTAAATCTATGTTGTTCGTAAGCTGATATTATCTGCTTTTGTCTTGGGAATAATTTAAATGGAACGAAACCTTCTTGTGTTTTGTCAAATGTTTCCAAATACGTTTCAATAGCGTATGTTGGGTTCATTAAACACTTTGTGTATTCTTCAAATATTTCTTGTGCTGTTAGCATATTATTTTTATTAATAAATATGCTGAAATAAACTAAAATAGATTATTTAAAATAATAAAGGCCCCATAAAGGAGCCTTATCTTATATATTTTTTATTCTAAGATTAAAATAAATCTTCAAAATCCCATGTATTACCATCATCAGAATCATCATCATCCGATTCACCCATAAGGTCTTCAAAATCAAAAGAACTTGAAGCATTGTCATGATAAATTTTATCTTTCTCTTCCAATTGGTTCATTGCTTCGTTAAACTCATCTTCTTGGAATTCTGATTTAATTTTACTTGCAATTTCTTTGATAATGTTTTTACCTTCTTTTGTGCATGCCATTACCTCTCTCATTTTATGATTGAACTCATCAGTAGGTAAAGTAATCATTTCAGTATAAATGTGATGTTTAAGATTAAAATCATTTGGCTCGATACATTCTGTGAATCTACTCCACAATGCTGGCCCTAATCTCATATCCCATGGTTCAGCTGCCAAAAAGTCTGCTTTATCAATGACATATTGAGCAACCTCTTTATCTTTTGGTAAAGCATGTGCTGACATTAATTCCATAACACCTTTAACCAATTCATGTATAAGAACTGGAAAAGCCATTGCTTGAGCATGAATAACAGCTTTTGGGTTATCAGCAGTAGGGAACTGAACTCTTACTACACCACCATTAACACCATTGTCCATTTTTGGTATCACAAAATACATATAATCAGCCGCAGACATCAATTTTGAATATTTGTTAGCTAATTTAGGGTCTATGTCAGAAAGCTCATCATCGAACATATGAAACATGTGGTTACATTTTTTTGCAGCCCCTTGAATCATAGCGTTGATAAATCTTCTTTTGTAAACTTCTTTGTTTGCACCTGACATTGATTCATGGTTTTCAAATTGAATTTTACTAGAAACTGGTTTAGGGTTCTTTTTTGTACCCTCAATACTAATGCTTGGTGTTAATTCTGCTATTATTTCAACAACATCTTCACCCATATCATATTCTTCTCTAATAATCTTTTCAGCTAACTCTTCCAACTCTTTTTTATGGCTAGACTCCAAAGACATTGTTTCACTAAGAAGTGGCATCATCTCACGCATTAATTTGTTGTTGTCAATTTCATCAACTTCAAATGCTCTTTTGTATCTATTTGCAACTTCTTTAAAACGCTCACCCATTATCTTTTCTTCAAACATGTGTTCATCACCTTCTGGAAATATTTCATGTTTACCCAATGAATGTTTTCTTTCTCTTAAATCATTCTCAAGTTCTGGGTGCATTCTTTCTGTCAAACCATCTGGGTAAAGAACACCTTCATTCAAAGGCTTCTTTTTTGATTCTTTACTCAAATTAGCTTTTCTTAATGCTTCTTCAGCTATTCTTCTATAATCGCTCATATTATTTTATATCTTTAACTTTAATCGTTTTAATAACTCTTTTACTTTCTGCAATTGCTTGCGCTGGTTGTGTTGCTTGGGTTTGGGTTTGTTTTGCTTGTTGTTTCAAATTTTTAACCGTTTGTGCAAATAATTTTAAATCTAACCCAATCATTTCAGCAACTTTTAAAAGAAATTGGCTTTTTTCTATTGGGTTATTTATTCTTTTTATTTTATTAGTTATAGCACTATTTTTAGCGATAGTTGAATACAATGCATCAACATCAGCTTTAATGTCTTCACCTTGTTGTGGTTGTGCCACCTGACCTGTTTGTAATGGTGGTTGTTCGTTTAATTTTCTTCTGTTACCGCCAAAAACTTTACCCTCAAAATACTTTTTAAATTCTTTTAAATTCATGTAACGCTCACCCTCACCGATTGTAGCTTCAGCTAATTCAGGTATTTGTTTAAATTTTCTAAATTTACCAGTTTTTTCGTTAACAAGAAAATGTTTGTATTCTGACAAACCAATACTATCTTTATTTTCTTTTATACCCAACACACCATTTCTGATATGTTGTAATGTTTTTTTATTCATGTATTCCTCACCATCACCAATCTTAATACCAGAAGATAACATCTCTGGAACAGTTTTGAATTTAGCTGATACCTCA